ACCCAAGTATGCAAGACCCACATCCGATGGCATCTGTAACAATAAGAATGCCACGTTAATGGGGGAGTGACATATCATATCAGCATCCATCCAGAACAGTACATCAGCTGTACAGTGAGCAGCAGCATGGAACACACTATAGGCTTTGTGGCTAAATCGTATAGCGTCCCAACGAAATCCAATGCCAGGGGCTTTGCCTTTTTTATCTGCGGGACCTGTTGCCACTTCTCCCCGGGCTCTTGGATCTGGTCCCCATCGCTGCTTAAATGCTACTATCTCCGGGCTTAATGCATGTAAATCTCTTACCTGTAAGTTCTTTGCTGATTGTGTAACAACACAATCTTCAGTATACACATAAAGATTAACTTCTTTTGGCCAACTTTTTAAAAAAGTATCAATCATCCGGCTAGCATACTTGTCGTAGCCTGCCTGATTGAATGTAGTTACTACTGCATATTTTGTCATGGGTATCCATTTCTGAATAACTATTTAATACAATATCATGAACATCAGTATTTTTAATAGATTTGGCGCCCTCAATTCAGGGCCGGTTTTTGACGCCTTTCGCAACGGTTGCAAAAAGCATCGTATACATGTAACCGAGCACGACATGTCTGCAGATGTAGCAGTGATCTGGAGTCAATTATGGACAGGAAGAATGTCTGACAATCGAGCAGTATGGGACACATTCTCCACATCTGGCCGTCCTGTAATCATGCTAGAGGTTGGCCAATTGAACCGAGGTGTTACGTGGAAGATGGGCATCAATGGTGTAAATGCTCGTGGGTGGTTTGGTGAAGGCATAGAACCCGGACGAGCAAAAAAACTAGCGGTGCGATTACAACCGTGGCATCAAGGAGATCATATCTTGATTGCAATGCAACGTAGTGATAGTGAACAGTGGGCAGGACTGTTGCCCCCAGAAAAATGGTTGGATAATACCGTTGATAAATTACGTGAATACACTGATCGACCTATTGTAGTGCGTCCACATCCAAGACAAAAACTTCAACCAAAGATGGGCATAAAATTTCAAACACCGGTAGCATTGCGTGGAACCTACGATGAATTTGATTTTAGATCAAATTTGTCCAAGGCCTGGGTGGTAGTTAATGAAAACTCTGGACCTGGAAGTCAAGCTATAATAGATGGTATACCAGCATTTGTGGGTGCATATTCAATGGCAGCACCTGTGGCCAACTTAGACTATTCCTTAATAGAAAAACCACGCATGCCCGATCGCACTGCGTGGTTAGAAGAGTTATGTCACACAGAGTGGACCCTGGGTGAGCTTACATTAGGTGGTCCAATCGGAAGATTGTTGAGCAGATTGCAGTCTATCTAGATCAGCATCAACCATATCACAAATCATTGTGGCAAATCTGGTGCGCGGTTTCCATCCTAGAGAATTCCGCGCTAACATTGAATCACCGCATAGGCTATAAAGTTCAGCTGGACGTTTAAATCTAGGATCAGATTTTACCAATGATTGCCATTCAGAAATACCTGCATGGCAAAATGCAATATCGCATAGTTCACCAATACTATGTTGCTCTCCAGTGGCAATGACGTAATCTTTAGCTTCGGGCTGTTGTAGCATCAACCACATGGCTTCAACAAAGTCGCCAGCAAATCCCCAATCTCTTTTGGAATCAAGATTGCCCAATGTAATAGACTCGGCCAATCCCAATTTGATTCTAGCAACACCGTCTGTGACTTTGCGTGTTACAAACTCACGTCCACGCAATGGACTTTCATGGTTGAATAAGATTCCCGAACAAGTATATAAACTATAACTTTCACGGAAGTTTATAGTCATCCAATGGCTGTATAATTTACTAACTCCGTATGGGCTGCGTGGGCGAAATGGGGTGGTTTCATTTTGTTGCCATAGTTCAGTGGCATTTCCAAACATTTCACTTGTGCTGGCTTGATAAAACCGTGCATTGGGATTGTGGGTGCGAATAGCATTAAGCAAATTCAACACACCTATTGAGTTTACTTCGGTTGTGAGTTTGTTTAGATCCCAACTTGCACCCACAAAACTCTGTGCCGCTAAGTTGTATACTTCATTGGGTTTGAGTGTTTGCATGAGATGATTCATATTGTTTTCATCAGTGATATCACCGGTGATCAACTCAATGTCGTTCTCTATGCCCAACCATTTGATGTTATCTAGATTGGGATTTGAGTATCGTTTGATAAGACCATACACATGATAGCCTTTTTCAACCAATAGCTTGGCGAGATAAGGACCGTCTTGGCCGGTCATGCCTGTTACAAATGCTGTGCGTTTCATAACAGTATGTATCACACACAGCAGTCACACTGTAATATCTTCCATACCTGCGTTTCGTACCTTAAATTGATAAATAAACTTATGCATTACATTATTTACAAGACTTTTACATCAAGTGGAAAATATTACATAGGACGACATTCAACCAACAACTTAGATGATGGGTATGTAGGATCAGGTAAGTGGGTCAGATCAATTAAAGATAAATCATCTCTGACTAGAGAAATTCTTGCTTTTGCTGAGTCTGAATCAGCACTCAAATTGCTTGAAGAGAAATTTATTAATGAGTCAATTAACGATCCAAACAACATGAATTTCAATAATAAGTCAATGGGGTGGCCTACTGGAGATTTGAATTGGGCACGATCGCCCGAAGGTAAACTAATAAAAAGTAATCGTAAAAAAGGCATCTCATTTGAAGAAGAATATGGAGTAGACAAGGCAAGGTTAATTCGACAAAAAATATCTAATTCAAAAACAGGTAAAAAAACAAATAAACCTTCTTGGAATCGAGGAGTTACTCCATCGGCTCAAACACGAGAGCGTATTTCTAAATCCATTACGGCTAAAATGGAATTACTAACTTGCGATGAGAGAAAATCAAAATTTGGAAACTCAGGAGACAAAAATGGTTTTTTTAATCAAACGCACACAGATGCTACTATTCAGCTACTAAAAGAAAAACAAAAAACAAGCAGGCAAGTTAATCGATTAACTTGCCTGCATTGTTCTAAAAATGTTGACAAACCCAACTACTCAAGATATCACGGAAATAACTGCAAGTTTAGAGAGTAAGGTCTTCCATTCCGGCTGCACGGAGCCTGATAATATGACCCGTCATCCACTGCTTGCTATCCAGGCCCTTGAGAATACCCAACCAACGATTGCGTAGCAATGCCACTTCGTTGATGATGGTTTCAAAATCGATCACTTCATCTTCACCCTCGGCGTACTTTTCAGCATCTCTTGAAGTAAGAGCACGGGCATATGCTTCAAGGTATTTCTTGTAGTGTTTTCTACGTATCTTGCGTAGTTGTATGTTGAGATAGTTTAACACTGCCTCGACTTCTTGCAGTTGATTAAACCGTTGTTCTGTAATGCCCGGAAGAGCCGTGATGTTCTTTTCTAATACACCACGGATTCTGCAATCATTTTTTGCTGCGTCAAGCTCAGTTTCGTAATGAGTGATGAAATCTGGGATAGCTGAAAGATCAGCTACTACGCGGCTGTACCACATTAGTTTTCCCAGTCGTCGGCGTGGTAGTCTTCTTCTTCTTCAGCATCGTCCTCTTCATCTTCGTAGGTTTTATCATTATCAAGATATGCGGTAAGAGCACGTTTGATATCTGGTTCTCCTTTGAAGGTATCTTTGATGTCGTCAACATCACAGTCGTTATCGATCAAGATTGACACAATTGTTTCTGCTGCTTCGTCACGATCCACAGTGTTCACATATCGTTTAAGTTCAGACCAGATCTCGCTGGCCACTGCTACTGCTTCATTCATTCTGCTGTCTCCTCAGCGGTACTTACCTCTTCTTGTTGATTTCCAAAGTCTGCCATGGCACGGTCCAAACAGCCTTCGTCATTGGCTTCCCACTTTTTGCGGAACTTCTTGATAATTTCGCCATCGCTGGTGACAAATACTAGGCTGTTGCCTTCCTTCTTGAGCAAGCTGCGTTTCTCCATGAGATCCACCATACCTGAATACGGACTCATACCTGTTTCATAAGGAATCTTGACCTGTACACCTTCAAACGGCTTTGCATAGCGTGTTTTCATTACTTTACAAGAAGCACGGATACCCATAACGTCTGTGATCTTGTTGCCATCTTCATCCTCTTTCAGTTTGAGTTTCTTCATGGCCACCACAATAGAACTGGCATAGATAAAACCTTGACCGCCGGAGATTTTATCATCCGGATCAAACATATCTTGGCTTGCGTATGTGTGATTGGTACACACCAGCCCCACATTGTATGAACCAAACATGTTCACACAGTTGCGCACCAAGCTAGTGAGTGCCTTGGGTTTACGACCCATATCACCTTTCATATCACCAGCTTCGAACTGATTCACATCAGTGGGGGTTAGCAACATACCCAATGAATCAATCACAAACATTACTTTGGGGCGATCATTTTCTGGCAGGGCCTTGTAGTCGCTCATGAATGTAGAAATTGTTTTGGCCACATCATCAATCATGGCCATGCTCAGTTTGAGCAATTTGCTATCACTGGTATCCACGCCCAGTGCTTTGAGCCAATCTTCGTCCAGTGCGTTTTCACTGTCCACTAACACCACATAGATAC